CTTTGTATCCACTAACCGCAATTGAATTAAAGTTAGCAGAGCCACCTTTTTCACTTACTGCTCTTTTAAGTGCTTGTGCTTGTTGTGTTCCACTAATAGGGTCAAACCTATCATCATTCATAAAAAGAACTCCAGCTGGACCACCATTCTGGAAAGATGCAACCGCCGCAGTTTTCGCTTCGTTTGAACGAGTCAAGTTTCTCGCAGCAGCCATCAATGGTGATTGACCATATAGTTGATTGCCAGTTGTATTCCATTGTGGATTAAAGTATTTGTCTTGTAATATTTCTTGCTTAGTAAAGTTCCATAGTGGACCATAATTCAATTGATACCCTGCAATAGTTGGAGGAAAGTTTTGAATGTCAGCTAACACGTACATATATTGAGAAGGAAGCACGTACATCTCATAAGGTTTGCCCTCATTGTTTCCGCCTTCAATCATCTTTGCGTAAATAAAAGAGTTACCTGTGATTAACTTAAACGAACACCAAGCCTCTACGAAATCGCCAAATGTATCTTCCTCATTTGGGTATTTTAATAACTCGTTTAGTCTTGCATCTTTTGTATATAATTCAAACGCTTTCTTATGTAGCTTTTCCATTTCCTTCCAGTTCTCAATCTTATCTGGTTGGCTCATCAACGCTTTATACTTCTTTGCAGAAGTTTCATCTACTACTTTGTAAACGTGGAATGGAGCAAGTTTTGCCTTATCGGAAATTAATTTAACGATAGAATAAACTATGTCATTTGCAGAATATCCATCACGAACAAAACTAATATTATCGCCACCTTGCCAAGTTATTATTCCTTGTTGTATTGCTACTTGTCCGTTGAAAGGAATTTGTGGTAGTACAGTAGATAGTTTTTGTCTTTTAGTAAAAAAGTCAAGTAATCCCATTATATATGAATTTTAACAAAGTTAGACAATTTATCCTAAAATACCGACACCTCAAATTTTAGCTTTGTAAGATGCGTAAACACGGCATACCTACAAGCATCCATCAAGTCATCGTTTGCCTTCACAGGTTCCTCAATTACGTTATCATTTTTATCCTTTTTCCATTTGTAAGACATAAACTCCCTTCTTAGGTTTTTGCTATTGTAGTGCAAGTTTATTGGATAAGATTTCATTTTAACTATTCCTGCCCATACATCCTTTTGCGCTGGTTTAATGTTAAAGCCTTGTCTATACAATTCTTCAATAGATTTAGGTTCGGCTGCATCGGCATAGATAGTTGCTCGTTCTGGTAACTTTTCTTTAATCAATCTTGATAGATCACTAAGAGTAAGTCCGCTTTGATAAACTATCTCCTCAAAGTAGTTTTGTCCTTCATAGTGAGTAACCTTAACTAAAGCAGCTGGATGGACATAACCAAAGTCTAATCCGTAGAATACATCCCCATCTGGTGCTTGGTCATATTGTTTCCATTGAGTATAAATAATTTCCTTTGCCGAACCTCGTTCCCCTAATCCGTAAACTTTCCACATAAAGTCATCAGGCAAATCCTTGTATTGCTCAATATTTCTTATTTGGCTTTCGCTTAGGTTTGAGATATTGTTTAAGTAGGTAGAATGTATGCGTTTGTTGTTTGGATTATCGGCTACCTCATACACCCAAGAAATAAAGTCCGCTGGATTCCAGTCTAAGAATGATTGTCCTGTTGTACGAATTAAAAGCTGGTCAAATAAAGCCTTGCTAATTAGGTTTGCCTCGTTTACGAATAGTATATCCCTTGCTGGTCCTTTTGCTTTGTCTGGGTCTTCTAATCCAAATAACTCAATGTAAGAGCCGTTCTTAAACGTATAAATGAAATCCGTATATCGGAAATCTTTTTCATCCCAAATATTCCATTGCTCTAATATGTTTTTGAAATCCCTATAAACTCCACGCTTGATATGTGGTAAGGAATGAGAAACGCACGAAATTCTTGTATTAGGCTTGGTTAAAGCAATGTGAATTAACAACTGAACAACTGAATAACTTTTGCTTGATCTTGACCCACCTTCATTACATATTATCGGATAACCATCTTCGTATGCCTTTTTATTGGCATAAAAGACTGGTGTAGCCTTAATCTTTAATTGGTTGACAATCTGCATCTGGTTCTATTGTAATTTGCACATTACCCTTTATGTCAGCGGTTATGTCGGTTGTTTGTTTTGGTCTTCCCTCTAATCTATCTAAAAGGATTTCGTAAGCCTTTAAATCGCCTTTTCTCGCCTTTGCTATTATCTGCATATCTAATTGTTCTGCTATTGTAAACTCCTCATCTTCGCCTGTTACCGGATTGCGTACCTTAGTAACCAACTCCAATAAACGTAAAAGCCTTGTCTTGCTATTAGGAACTCCTTTAGGTCTGCCGTTAGGGTTTGCTACTTGTCCTTTCTTAAATGGGGTTAAATTCTGTTCATTTGCCATAATTTCACATTTGTTTCACTATTTTACAAAGTTACTCCGTTCTTCTTGATTATCAAGGTCGGATCAAGTTTTTGCATCCTGTCTAAAATAACTTGGCAATATTTAGGTTCTAATTCCATTGTAAAATTCTTTCTTTTTAGATTATGACAAGCAGCCATTGTGCTTCCGCTTCCGCCAAATAAATCTAATACCGAACCTGTCTCTGTTGCATACTTAATAGCAAATTCAACAACTTGAATCGGCTTTTGTGTTGGATGTACTGATTTGCCAATATTTGCTCTATTAACTACAACGCATCTTAAAGGCTTATCTAAATTAGTCCAAGCAAGTTCTCCATCAGACATTGTTAATCCATCTTGACCTTTACTCCAATATATCCAACCTCTGCTTGCAGGTAATAAATCAGCAAAGTAATTACCACCAAAAATAACAGTAGGTACATTTAAAGTTAATATATTTTGAAATACATCTTCGGAAGGTCTTTGATTATCCCAACCCATAAACTCGTGATTCTTTCTATTATGTTTTGGATTTGCAGATTTAGATTCTTTTTGACCATCTATTCCTATTCCATAAGGTGGATCGGTAAATATCATATCTAACGTTTCATTATTTAAAAGTTGTTCTATTTTAGATAAATCACTACTATCCCCACAAAGTAACCTGTGTTCGCCTATCTCAAATAAATCGCCTAATACTATGTCCGTTTGTATTCCGCCTTCTGGAACTGCAAAGTCATCTTCCTCTGCCTCTAATACAGTTGCATCAAAGTTGGGTATATCAAGACCCCATTCGGTAAGTAATTGCTCATCCCAATTATTAGCAAGATCATCCCAATCCCATTCGCCGTATCCTACGTTATCCTTGACTATAAACTCTTTCTTTTGTTCTTCGGTTAGGTCTTTAGCTTGTTTTACAGGTACATCCGTAAGTCCAGCTTCAATACAAGCCTTTAGCCTCATATTGCCACCTAAAACTATATTGTTCTCATCTATAACAATAGGTCTAAGTTCAAGCATCTGTGGGAAGTCTTGGATTGACTTAACCAGCTTTTTAAACTTGTCATCCTTGATGATTCTTGGATTGTTAGGATTAGGTTTGATTTCATTGATGTTCATTATCTGTTTTTTGTTGGTGTTCGTATTGATGGCATTTGCACAATTACTTTCTTTTTTAGTTGCTCAAAGCCTACCCAATTGCCACATTTATTACACTTAAATTGTATCGTATTTAGTTCATTCTCCCACGCATATCCTTCAACTGTTGACTTGCACTTACACGTGTAAATTCTTTTACTTAAAGTATTTTTCATCGCCCTTGTCTTTGATATGGTTTAACTGGCTTGTCCTTTGGACCAGATGTCTTTTTGTACTTTCCTGTTTTCCTTCGCCCAAAACTTACTTTGTTTCCGTTACTAACTTTCGCCATATTTATTTATTAAGTCTGCTAAATAATCAAATGCTTGTTCTTGTGTTTCGCCAAATACATAGTGCGTACATCCATCAATAACAAAAGAATAACAAGAATATCCTGCTATTTGCTCCTCTTTGCACGTGGCGAATATGTTACTTGTATCTATCAATTAGTTCTATTAATTCTGTTCTTTGCCATTTCTTTAATCTGTTGTTAACCGCTTCAAACTCCAATTCTTTAACTGCCTTTTCTCCTATCCTTTCAACTAAGCC